CCAACAGTTTGGCAACAGAATCAAAAAAACAACCATCCGAAAATGGTGCGATATTTTGACTTTTGATTCTATGTATGGTTGGATTCCAGTCAATATAAAAACAACGCAAACTAAAACCAGCGATAATACAGGTAATATGGCAATGTGTGTATATTCCTATACAGACATGGTATTGGAATTAAATCCTACCAATGAATATACATCTGGTAAGATGAGCACTGTTCTGTTTGATAAGTTGAAAAAGAAGGAATACAACCGTCGTAATAAAAAGGACTATTATTTCATTGTTTTGAATAAAACAGATGCGACTGATATTATTGTGAATAGCGTAAAAGGTTTGACAACATTGACTCCCAATATAAATAACTTACCGTTTCAAGTTTGTTGGGACAAAAATCGGGTGTTTAAATATGAAAATATAAATAAAAAAATAAAACAATTTATTCATTGTTTGCAAAAACCGAACCCAAGCTGGAAAGAAACGTTTATGACAAATATAAGGACATTATAAGTACTCGCTTGGAATACAAGAATTGCATATTTGCCGATGACCGATTTTAAACCTTCCCGAAAACATAAAATTTTCTTTAAATCTCCCGCTGTTGATGTACGAAACAATCTTGGTCAAATTGCATTTTTTTTTGGGAATTAATAGTAAGAGTCCGCCTCCGAAATACTGGACTTTGCCAATAAATGCAACATGGGGGGTTCTGGTTAAATTATAAATATAAATGCATTCTTTCTCCAAATTAGCACGAATCGTTGAAATGTTTCGGGGGGCTCCCCATTCAAACCAATTTTTTTCGTTGAATTTTCGTATGCCTCTCTCAATCAGATCGGTTTTGTGGTTCAATAAGTGACGATTGATCTTTTCATTTTCACAGGGGTAGGTTTCAATATAAATGTATTTTTCAACCTTGTTCTCTCCATTTAATACGTTTATATTCCCCAGTTCGCTATTTTTATATACATCCTCCTTTCCGGTCACAAGCCCAACATAGACATCGAAATAGTCCTGAAACAGAAGTTGTTGTTCTTCTGTTTCTTCGTCGCTGAACGTGATTAATCCATTGCCGTTTGTAATATATCGCAATTTATCGTTGTACAATACATTCTTTTCAATTGTTTTACTTTTACAATATCTGAATACAATCACATCGATGGATGCGTTTTCAAACATATTTTCGTTGTGCGGGTGAAATATATGCGTGAATGTTCCGTTCGTCATCATCTCATTCAATAGATTCGATGCACTCGTCAATTTGAGAAAATCCGACGGAACAATAAATATCAATTCGCCGTTTTCATCCAGTAAGTGATAACACTTTTCGGTAAAATCAATGTACAAATTCCCCTTTTTGGTTCGAACGTATGGCGGATTTCCCACGATCGTTTTGTACTTTTTCGCAATGGTCTGTTGCATAAAATCCCCGTAAATAATTTTATTTTTTTCTATTTTATCCAGCATTTCAATTTGGGTATCAATTTCATACATGTCAAATGTGATGCTTGGTAATCTCTCTGTAATAAACGTTATCAGGTCGCCCTGACCAATGGATGGTTCTAAAATGTTTGAAGGACCGTTTAATATAAAGTCGAACACCTTTTTCTTCAATTCAACGTGAGTTGTAAAATATTGCCCGATTTCATGTTTTGATGACATATACAGTAGTTATTATTTAATTTCTAATTAATTTTAAATAATAAATCAATTTTCCGAATCACTTGTGGTCATCATACTCGAAACCGAGTTTATCAAATTATCAATCTTATTTCGAATGTCTTGTTGTAACACGTAAAGCTTTGGATTTTCATCAATCATAAATTTGAATAATACAATGCTTATAATACTAATGATGGAAATTCCCAATGATTTGTACGTAGATGAATGAATTTTTAATACGGATGGGATTGAATTAAATAAACCGTAAAAGAGAATAATAAATGGTAAATTATTAAAAAATAATCGCGAAACATATTCGATCTTGTTATAGAGCCAATCAATCCCTTGTGGGTCTTCTTTGATTTCAGTAAAAATGTGATTTACATTCATAACTGCATGAATATGGCGAAACATATCTATAAACGACCGTTCTCTCGATTCGTGATATATATTTGAGTCGTCAATCGGGTCTTTGTTTATTTTTAAATAATAAAATATGCCAAACAATGAATAAAAGTTGAAATACATAAAAATTAAAAAAGATGCAAACGAGACCGTTGGCCCATATATAATGGAAACTCGGATGATAACCACAATTAAATAAACAATTGGATGGGCAATTTTTAATGACATTAACGAATCTTTGAAAGCATTGCTGGGGTCAGTTGCTGCACTTGGATCTAAATTCGCGGCATCATTTATTTTACTTGAAACCATATTTTCTACACCAGATTTAAAGCTTGAAATGATTCCTTCAATCACATAAAATGTAAAAATCAAAGGCATGTAAATTGAGAACGATGACTTATTGGGTACATAAAAATAATTCAATATATTTATTTTTTTTTTGCGGTTAATTACATCTTTTGCATATTTATAGACTCCTGACAAAAATGCAATTGCATATTTAACAACAAAATAAGAATTCATAAAAATTAAAATAAAAAGAAATCTTTTCATAAAAAAATCTTTTACTAAATTTGGTAGTTTTACCGAAATTGAAGTATCGAAAAAACGTATGATTTTGTAAAAATATTCTGTGAAAAAATATAAATAATTGACAAAATCAAATTTTTCATGAAACGGAAGACGTTTTGAAAACCCTTCCGTAAAATTAAAATACCAATTGTAACTTACAAACAGTGAAATAAATAAAGAAAACAAGGATACTATGACTGAATGAATACGGTTGGCATCCGCCTTCATTTGTGATTTGCTTAATGTATTTTTTTTCGCATTTTTTTTTGCATTTTTGGTATCCGGACTTCCTAATGGTTTGATATTGTTGTAGGATTCTTTTACGTCAAAAAATGATTTGAATGGATTCGCTTTTGAAAATATTTCAAGTAGATTCGTCGTAAATGAGTTTGTGTTCAAAGAATCCGCTTTTATAAAGTCGTCATCGTCACTGTCGTCACTGTCGCTGTCTTCTTCTTTCATTCGCGAATCGACAGGTTTTCTCTCAAAAATTGATTTTAATGGACTCGCTTTTAAAAATACTTCAAGTGGATTCGTAAGTGGTTTCGTGTTCAAAGATATATCGGCAAATCCTTCTTTTCTAAAGTCGTCATCATCGCTGTCTTCTTCTTTAAATTTATCCTTATTAATCCAAGTAGTCATTCACTATATATATACTAAAGGAAACCTACGGTTAGCGTTTGAACAAAGGAAACCTACGGTTTCTTTTGAACCTTCCCTTTATAAATGAAACCTTTGTAATTGAAACCTTTGTAATTGAACCCTTTGTAATTGAACCCTTTATAAATGAAACCCTTTATAAAGGGAAGGTTCAAAAGGAAACCGTAGGTTTCCTTTAAGGAGGGATCATAAGGGAACCTACGGTTCCCTTATTTGGCATACAAAAGACCACAATATCCACCAATAAAGGACAATACATTATATCGTTCTTCAAAAAGCTTCATATTATAATTATATTCATACAGACGCCAGGTAGGTGCATTGGTCGCAATGACTACTCCCTCGCCATTGCATGTAATCTGATAATCATAATTTTGCAAATCAAATTGAGGAACAAATGTGTTGATTTCAATCTCTACGGTTTTGAATTTTGACATATTAATTGCGCCAGTTGGCTGATATTCACACGGATCCGTGTTTAAACAAAAATTGTAACAATACAACCCATTATTTGAAAATCCAGATGTGCGTGTGTATTTCTCTACATATTCAAAAACTTCACGTGTCAAAACATTTTCTCTGTATTCGCCATTAAAAAGAATCCCCATTGTTTCTAAAATCTCTTTCCGATTCTCAACCGTGAAATCGCCACTGATAAAATAACCCGTATTCTTGCCACTTGGATGAATCAAAGGACCAATATTGTTGCTGGGATCCGATAACAAAAAGATTGCAGGATTTGTTCCGCTAACCGGCGCATTCAGAATATCTCCCGGAATGGTTCTGTATGGCCAATTGGTGTAATTGCTCCATTCGTTTCGCATATACACATCGTTTCTTTGCAGATACCACATCCAATTTGCAACCATTCCATTGGACTGCACTTTGACTTTTTTGGAACCAGTTACATTTTCATAATTGTATTCAAAAATGTCTTTGACTAAATACACTTGATTTTCAGCAGTGAATGTTTTTGTTTCCTCCTTGGACAAAAAACAATAAGTTGCTAAAATATGGATGTCGGCATTCCAATCGTTTATGATACTTGGGTATTTGTCCTTCGTGATTATTTCAGAAGGAGGGGTTTGTAAAAATCGGTAAATCTGGAATCGGTCTTCGGTAAAATCGGGGCGAATGTACGGATAATTATTAACATCATCAAAAACGTCTCGGACTTGAAAAAGTTCTTCAATCGGTCTTACAGTTATATTGATGTACAGTTCGTTGTATTGCAGAGAAGCCATCGGAAAAGCACATTTACTATCCATTGTGAACCAGGCATTGATGGGTATATACAACGTGCGACCACGAATCGATGGCTCTGCTCCCAAAGTGCTCCCTGTATAAAAACTAGATGGGTAACTGTTGGCACGTCCAAAACTATTTGCCGGGTCATTCAATTCTTCTACATTTCCACTCATTTGGTAAAACAGTTTCTTCTTGGATTCGTTGAAATCACGCTCAACCATTGCTGCTAAATAATCACCGGAGTACTTCTGCAAAGTGAAGTTTCCACACTTGATTTCAATTTCCTTGATAATATGCGTACCAATGTCTTTGATCCAGCGAAAATCATAGGATGACCATTTGTTATTTGTCTCTGCACAAGGATGGTATATCGGACTCCAAATATGAGGTAATGTGATGACAATATATGTATCCATGAGCAACTCTGCATATCGTGGCATTTTAAAAGAAAAAGTAGAAGCCTCGGTTGTTCGTAAATTTCGTAACCCGTCATAATCAATTCTAAATTTTTGAAGACCAAAGTTTGTTATTTTTTTGTAAGTTGCCTTGAAAAGTGTTTTTTGATTGTCGCCGCCCTGAATAATTGTATTATTTGCTCCTTCCGCAACAAGATTTAGTAATCCACCTGCCATCGTATATTGTATAATACAACCACGGATTTAAATTTATTACATTGATGTATATTTAATCGAAATAAAAATATAATATTATAATAAATGGATTTAATCAAAAAATTTTTAATTTTAGTAATTGTTTTACTTGCAATTTTTATAATTTACAATTTATTAAAATCACGTCAAGCCATCAAAAAAAATTATATAAAAAAGCAGAAAGAGGGGTTTGATGCGTCGGGCGTCTCGATTGCATCCATTCCTGCAAAATATCGTTCTTTGCCCATTCGCGAATTTATTGTGAAATCGTCGTATAACAGTGCGATTAATGATAAAAACCTCGCAACAAAAGAACAAATCAAGAAGGTACTGGAAAGAGGATGTCGTCTCATTGATTTTGAAATTTATACAAGAAACAATGTTGAGTTTGTGGCATATTCGGAAGACCCCGAATACCAAAGCATGGATACTGAAAATGGCGGGTTATCTTTGGGAGATGCATTCAATACCCTTGTTGGATATGCATTTACAATGCCTTCGCCGTCGCCGAATGACCCATTGTTCTTACTACTGCGAATTAAAAACAATTCGTCGGAATCGTATTCTCGCATTGCAACACTCATTGATTACTCGTTCAAAAACTATCGGTACAAGGGCAAATTCAATAGTGAAACGAGATTAAAAGATATTATGAACAAAATTGTGATCGTCCTAGACAAAACCAGTTCGCCCAATTATAAAAATTTCGTCAAATGCACCTCAAACCCGTGTTTTGAGTTGTCCGATTATATTCATATAGAGACCGGTTCCGTCCAGTTTCCAAAATACACATACGGAAATTTAGAAACACTTCCGCAAAAACCCGTGATGACAAACAAACAAAACGGTACGGACATTCAAACATTTATGATGATAACACCTGCCCAAATTGATAAAATTAAATCACCCGACCCCGTGGATACATTGTCAAAATGGTATCCGCAATTTCTTTTGTATAAATTCTACAATGAAACCAAAGAATTGCAGGAATATGAAAATATTTTCAACACCAATCAGTCGTCGTTTATTCCCATTTCCGTAATTGTTACCGAAGAAAGAATGAACAATGCGGCAAAATAATATTGAAACATAATATTTTGTTTCACTAGTATATATGAATAAATATAACACATCATTATGCAACAACAAAATGAACTTTGAAGATTGCGAACTGGCAATTTTGCGGCAAGCAGTCGATGAAAGTGAAACCATTCAGGCAAAAAAAACAGTTATGAATGATGATGTGCAAAAAATTATCGTCATTTTAGAAAACTTTTTGCAGAGAAAATCACTGATTTGCTATGGAGGAACGGCCATTAATAACATTCTTCCAAAATATGACCAATTTTATAATCGAGAACTCGAAATCCCCGACTACGATTTTTATTCGAAAAATGCATTAAACGATGCAATTGAATTGGCAAACATTTATGCGGATGCTGGGTACAAAGAAGTAGAGGCAAAATCCGGGATGCATCATGGCACCTACAAAGTTTTTGTAAATTTTATTGCAATCGCTGACATCACTTTTTTGCACGAGGATATTTTTGATGTTTTGTACAAAAATGCAATCAAAGTGGTCGGAATTAAATACGCGCCTGCGAATTTTTTGCGTATGAATATGTATTTAGAATTATCAAGACCCATGGGGGATGTGAGTCGATGGGAAAAAGTGTTTAAGCGTTTGTCTTTATTGAATAAACATTACCCAGTAAATCCGGCAATTAACTGCGACAAAGTTCGGTTTCAACAAAAAATGGAAGAAGAAACCATCCGGTCCATTATCAGCAAAGACAGCGTCAGTAAAACCAAAAGTTTTTTTAAATTGTCTTCGTCTGATGTAGAAGAAAACATTCATATTACTATTCGAGACAGTTTAATATCACTTGGGGTTGTATTTATTGGAGGATACGCGTGCTCCCTCTATTCCAAGTATATGCCTGAAAAAAACAAGCGTAAATTAGAAAAAATTGCGGATTTTAACGTAATTTCCGACGATATTGACAAATGCGCAATCATTGTTAAGGAACAATTGGAAAACAAAGTGAGAGAAAAAATCATGTTAATCGAACATGCAGAGATTAGCGAAATTATTCCGCGAAATATTGAAATTAAAATTGGAAATGATTCTGTTGTCTTTATTTATGAACCAATTGCTTGCCATAGTTACAATAAAATCGAGATCGACAAAAAAAGCATTAATATTGCAACCATTGATACATTGTTGTCTTTTTATTTGGCATTTTTGTATTCGAAAAAAGAATATTATAAAAATAAAGAAAAAATCATGTGCATGGCAATGTTTCTTTTTGATGTTCAGCAAAGAAACCGACTCAGCCAAAAAGGGCTGTTGAAACGGTTTTCCATTGATTGTTATGGAAAACAAAAAACGCTGGAAGACATTCGCACCGAAAAAGCGGAAAAATTCAAAGAACTCATTACAAAAAAAGGCACAAATGAATACGATGAGTGGTTTTTAAAATACAATCCAAATGATAAACGTAAAATTGCGAATGTTGAAAAAAATAAAAATGTTTCAAATGAAATTATATTATCTCAAGATGTAATCAAAGGAAAAAAACAAACAAATATAAA